GGGAAAGGGTGCAATTACTCCCTTTTTACTGTCAATCAAAAGTAAAACTTTTGATTAATAAATTTGAACTTTGTTCAAATTTGTCCCAAAATTCAGTGAAATTGGTGTAATATTATTACACAAAATGGTATAAAAATTTGTATTAGTATATAATATAATGTTTATAAAAAAATATTTATTAACAAAAACAATATTATATATTAGGAATAATATTCGCATACAATATCATACTAATATAGTTGATCATTATGAACATTTACGTAATATTGATAGTTTAGATAAAAGAAATATAAATGTTGATAGTTTAGATAAAAGAAATATAAATGTTGATAGTTTAGATAAAAGAAATATAAATGTTGGAACTGGTTATGTTGGTTCACCATTATGCAATGATGTAATAAAATTGCAAATTAAAGTAAATTCGTGTGGGATTATAGAAAATGCTGTTTTTAAGACTTTTGGTTGCAATGGCGTATGTAGTAGTGCAACTGTATATGCATTTTACACAACAGAGATATTACATGGAATGCATATTAATAATGCAATGCATATTAAAAATACTGATATAGATAGACACTTAATGATACCAGTAAAACTTAATTGTTCAATGTTAGCTGAAGATGCAATTAAATGTGCAGTTGAAAATTACAAACAAAAAAATAAATAAATTTTACTTATTACTTATAGTATATTTATCTAGTAAAAAATATTGATAGTTTAATATATTAAATTAATTTAATATATACTATAATGAAAGGTTTTGATAATATAGGTAACACATGCTACTTAAATGCTGGATTGCAAATGATAATTCAAAATAAATTATTATGTAATCTAATTTTAAAATATTCTCAACAATCACCAATTTTAAAAATTATTGGTAATTTTATTAATGAATATTATTTTTCAACTTCTCAATCTATATCACCTATACATATTAAACAGATTGTTGAACAAAAACAAGAATTATTTTGTGGTTATAATCAACAAGACTCAACCGAATTTATTATATATTTATTAGATACTATAGATGAAGAAATTAAAAAAATTGATTCTGATTCTAAAGGTATTGAACCTATATTTGGTATTCAATTAAATTCTCGTATAAAATGCAAACTAAAAACTTGTTTAAAAATATATAATAAACAAGAATATAATAATATATTATTACTTGATATTGATTCAGAATGTAAAAGTTTAAATGATACTTATAGAAAATTTAAACGTTCTAACAAACTAGAAACTGATAATAAATATTTTTGCGAATCATGTAATGATAAAAGAGTTGCTTCAAAAAGAAGTGAAATTAAAGAATGGCCACCATATTTATTTATATGGTTTAAACGTTATAACCAAACCGGAAGAAAAATAATAAAAAATTCACAACCAATTAATATTGATATTGAATGGAGACACGGATATTTACTACAAGGTGCTGTTATACATTCTGGTAGTCTTTATGGTGGACATTATATTTATGTTGGTAAACATGATGATAATAAATGGTATCTTTTTAATGATTCGTCTGTAACTGAAATCAGAACAATAGATGAACTTAAAATACATTTATCTAATGCATATTGGTTATGTTATAAAAAATAAACAATTATTTATAATAAACAATTTAAAAATATAAATTCTATATAATTTATAATTTATGATAACTAATAAACTTATTGAATCTAAATGTGGTAAAATAAATATAATTGAAGGAAAACATACTGAAAATATTAAAGGAATAATTATTCATATACATGGAATTGGATCACATTTTCAATACGTATATGATAGTTTAGATGAATTCTCAGAACGGGATTCATTTTTTTCTGATATGAATTATAAATCATTTGCATTTGAATTTTATGGTCATGGAAAAAGTGATGGTGAAAGATGTCATATAAATGATTTTAATGATTTAGTTTGTGATTTAGTATCAGTTATTAAATATATAAAAACTATATATAAAGATATTAATTTTTTTTTATTAGCAGAATCAATGGGTTGTGCTGTTGTTTTAAAACATATAATTGATAGTATGCATAATAAAAGTATAGAATCACCAAGTGGTATTATTTTATTATGTCCATTATGCGGGCTTGATGACCGATTAAAACCGCCTAAAATTTTAATAAAATTATTAACTATTATTAGCTATATTACACCTAAATTAAAAGTAAATATTAATAATTCAAATACTAGTTCTGATTCTTCTAGTAATTCAGAATATTTGAAAATAAAAAATATGTGTAATCAAACATATAAACCACCTTATATGTTATGTACAATTCGTGAAATATATAATATTAGTTCATGGATTCCAAACAATGTAGCAGATATTGAAATACCTATATTAATATTTTATGGATTGAATGATAAACTTATACCATTTGATAGTGTTAAAACAACATTTGAAAAAATTAAATTTTCTGATAAAGAATTAATAATATTACCAGAATCAGAACATTTAATTTTAGTACCAAATACAAGTGATGATTTAACACCATATTTTGTTTATATTAAAATATTAAACTGGTTAAATAGTAAAATAGTAAAATAGTAAATTAAAAAAAAGTATTTTTATTAGATGTTCTTTTAATATTTGCTAAATTTTTAACATTTGAACTATTCATAATACTTGGATCATTAATTAAATTAGAAACTATTTCTATAGTTTTGATTATATTTTCTGATACGTGTTGATCATTTTCTGATACTTGTTGATCATTTTCTGATACTTGATGATCATTTTCTGATACTTGATGATTATTTTCTGATACTTGTTGATCATTTTCTGATACTTGTTGATATGGTTCTATTGATTGTTGTGCAATTTGTTTTAATTTTTTATTTTTAATATTAAAAAAATTTATAAATATAGATATTATTTTAGCAATTAATTTGAATATAAAATTAAAGTAACTACAAATATTTGTAAATTTATTATCTATATCAGTATTTATAAAGTTAATTAAATATAATATAATAATAAATAATATAGCTTTACCAATATACCATACAATATCAAATATTTTAGATAAAAAGATTAATAATATAATAATAATAATTAATATAGTTTTATTATTACAATCTTTCGGTATATTAAATTCTGATTGTACATTAAATATTTCTTCTATTGATATATTATTATTATTATTATTATTATTATTATTATTATTATTATTATTATTATTAAATTTCATTATTTAATATGATAAAAAATATTTATCTAATAGATATTATACAATGGATTATCAAGATAAATATTTAAAATATAAATTAAAATATATTAATTTAAAATCTCATAATAAACATAATCTTTTAGGTGGTGCTGTTAAAAATGAAAATAACACATTATATTTATTTAAAGCAGAATGGTGCGGACACTGTACAGCTTTTAAATCAACATGGGATGAATTACAAAATACGGTCGGTAATAAAATTAATTTTGTTACTTATGATGCTGATAAAGATGCTAAAATAATGAAAGAATATAATGTCAATGGGTTTCCAACATTAATGATAAAATCAGACAATGAAATAATTGAATATAATGGAAATAGAGATTTAAATAGCATTAAAGATTTCATTAATAAATATAATAAATAAATATAATATTAATTTGATTATTAATAATTACTAAAACATTCTAAATAATTATCAGAATTGTCACTTTGTATATGTAAATTATTTACAAATGATAATTTAATTATTTTATCATCCTTTTTATTTGGTTTATTAACTACATCAACAACATCAAAGCTAACAATATTAGATTTAGATTTTTTATCATGGTCGACAATATATGTAGTTTTTATTTTTCTTGTATTTTCAGATATTTGTTTATTTATTATTGGTTGTTGTTCTTGATGTTCTTGATGTTCTTGATGTTCTTGATGTTCTTGATATTCTTGATGTTCTTGATGTTCTTGTAATTGTTTTTGCAATTGCTTATGTCTATTAGATTTTTTATGTTCTAATATATTTTCAACTATATTAATAGTTGAATCTTGCGATGATAAATTAATATTATTTATACAATTAATTAATTTATGTAAAGTATCCATTTTATTTTCAGAATTTTTATAAATATTTTTAAGATCATCTATATTATTATTTCCTAATTTGGATAAATTATTTAAACGATAATAAATTTCTTTAAATTCTTTTTTTTTTATATTTTCACATTCTTTTAATAATTTATTTTTACTTTTGAGATTCCATTTTTTTTTACATTTATTAAAAGGATTTATATCTGTTTTAGCAGACAAGTGAATTAAATTTTTAATATTATTATCTGTACATAAATTATTAATAACATTTTTATCTACTGTTGAATAGTATTTATCAATATTGTCAGTATCAATATTTATATTGTCCATTTAATTTTATAAAGAATTTTTTTTTTTATAATTAAACTAATATAATAATATTTTTAATTATTAAATAATAATTTGCTATTATTTAATAATTAATTTGCTATTATTTAATAATTAATTTGCTATTATTTAATAATTAATTTGATATTATTTAATAATTAATTTGCTATTATTTAATAATTAATTTGATATTATTTAATAATTAATTTGCTATTATTTAATAATTAAATTGATATTATTTAATAATATTTTGATATTATTTAATAATCCCCAAATCTTTTAATCCACCTAGTATATTATTATATTTATCTTTATTTTGATTAATATTTTTAGAATGGTCTGATTTAGCGTTTGTTGATCCTTTTTTTAATTCTTCATATGTTTGAATATAATTAGTTCTATTTATAGAATTTGTTGTATTCATAGAATTTGGATTATTGTTAATTACTTTTGTTTTAACTGGTTTAAAATTTATATCTTGATTATTACGTTCTGTTTCTTTATTTATAATTAATTTTTTAATATCATGTGATGAGTATGAACAATCTTTTTGTAGTATTAGATCATTATTTGATTGTATTTGTGTTGGAACAATACCAGTAATAGGATTATATATAGATTTAGTTAAATTAAATGTAGTATTTGAACGCTCTTTTTCTTTTCCCTTTAATTTATTTTCAACATCTGGATTAAATTTATCTCTTTTAATTTTAACAAAAATATTATTTTCCATTATATATTTAAATATAAAGATTAAAGTTTTAAATATATATAATTATTAAAATAATGGATTTATATAAAATATTAGAAATTAAACCAACAGCTTCAGAAATTGAAATTAAAAAAGCATATTTAAGACTAGTAAAACAATATCATCCAGATAGAAATAAATCACCAAATGCATCTGATCATTTTCAAAAAATTCAATCAGCATATGAAATATTAATAAATTCAACAACAAGACAAGAATATCAAAAAATGAATCCATCTGCACAGTTTAGTTTTGTTGAAATTTTAGAGAAAATTATAAAAGAAAATATAAATATTAATGAATTAAAAAAATTTGGTATTAATTTAGGTAAAAATGATTTTGATTATATACAACTAAATTTTGAAAATTTTATTCGTGCATTAAATGTTGGTGAATTACTGTCGTTTTTTACAAAAGGAATTGTTCCAAAAAAAGATATTAGTAATACAATAAATTGTTCAGAATCAGATGTTGAAATTTATGAAGAAACTTGTGCAGAATATTATTATCAATTGCCAATATATTATCAAAAAATTAATAAGCTTGATATTAAACTTGATTTAACTATTAAAATTGGCGATATTGCTAATAATAAAAGAAAAATTAAAATTAAAAGAAATTTAGAAGATGAAGTTATTACATCAACATTTGTAATAAATTTATCAAAACCATATATTATATTTATAGGTGGTGGTGATATGGATAATGGTGACTATGGAAATTTAATAGTAAAATTAAACTTGTCAAATAATTTATTATGGGATGAAAATATTATTTTAATTGAACAATCAATGACATTATATGAACTAATATATGGTCTAGATATTAAATTAGATATAGGTGAAAACAAAAATATTAATATTCAAAATTGGGTGCCTAGCCGTGATGGATACTTTATTGATATATCTAATTATAATATAATTACACAATTTAGAACTGATAAAACATTAGGTATTAAATTATTTTTAGATTATGAAAACACTAATGAAAAAGAACAATTATTGAAAGAATATTTTTCATAATTTATATTTTAGTCTATTATAGTATCTGCAGCACTAATACCACCCATAACACCAGCAAATTCTCTATTAGACCTTAAAAATAAAAACCACATACCAGACAAAATTGCAATTATAAATAATACTACTACAAATATTGATGATACAGTTGTAGGATTATAATTTAAACTATATTCACTTGGATTTGCTTTAGGGTAGTATAAAGTACATTTACCTGCACGATGAGCATATTTTGTTGTAGTTACATTTTTATATGTAGTTGTCACACCAGGAATATTATACTCATATTTTTGGCCATTAACTGAATACGTTAGTTTTTGTTCATAATTAGAATTCGGTATTGGTTCAATGTTACATATTGTTGTAGATAAATATTTTTTTTTATTATTATTAATTGCAAAACCTATTGCAAAACATAATAATAAAACTATAAAAGCTAGACCGAAACCTGATTTAATAATTTCATATGTTGCTAAACCATCCATTATACCTGCCATAAAAAGTGTTATATATTAACATATATTTTAAATAATTTAAAATATATAATTTTTAAATATATATTTTTTAAATAGTTAGTTTTAACTAAACATATTAAATAGATATGCGTATGTTTATGAGTCTGTCTATATATTATTCCTTAATTAAAATATTAAATTAGATAATATCTGTTATATTATAATGATTTGGTCTGATTTCACCTTAAATAATATTAAACAATTTTATAAAGTTAAATTTAATATTGATGATAATAATATATTATTACATTCCTTAAAAATGGAACGTAGTAGAATTAAAAATTTTATTAGAAGAAATAAAAATTTGTATATTAAAATTAAACACATAAAAGGTGATAATAAAAATATTATAAATAAAAAAATAGATTTATATGCAAAAGTTGGTTGGGTCGATAGTAAAAGTTTATTAGATGATTTACCTAATTTACCTAATATATACGAGTTTACATGGAAAACACCAAATGATAATATATCTGAAGATTTAGTAAATAATAATGATAATAAAATGTATATACAAACAACAGTTGATAAAATTAAAAAAATTGTTAAAAGAATAAAAATGATAATTTTTATTAATGAATATATAAAGTATAAAACAAATAATACAAAAAAGATATCATCAATTTTTTTAGTATTATCAAATTTAGAAAGATATTTTCCTGATGATAATCAAATTATAAAAGTTAAACATGTTAATGGTGGATATACCGATTCTGAAAAAGATATTATATTTGTATGGAGATATGAAGAATTTGAAAAAGTACTTTTACATGAAATAATTCATTATTTTGATATGGATAATAGACATACGCATATTGAAACTAAATTAAATATTATTGGTCCTCATAGTTATTACGAGGCAATTACTGATTTTTGGGCTATTTTTTATCACTTGATATATTTATCATTAGTTACTAGAGTTTCAATTAGAATTTTACTAGAATTTGAATTAGCTTTTATAAAAAATCAAGCAATGGCATTAAATGATCATTTTAAATTGGGTAACTGGTATAATATTCAAAAGTCAGCTATAGTACAAACAACACCAGCATTATCTTATTATATTTTAAAGTATCTATTATTTGAATATTTTTTAATTAACGATTTAAGTGAAATAGATAATTATAATTTATTAATTAAAAAAATTACAGCTATTGGACTTGTAAAACAATCATATATAAAACTTAATTCATCTAGAATGTCATTATTACAATTAAATTAAATATTATTTAGAGCGGTTACTTCAATTTCTTCTTTTACTTTTGATGGATAAAATGAAGCAATAAATGTTTCAAATTCTGTAAAGTTAATTACTTTTTTTTCATCATTTAGATCCAGTGCTTGGGCTGTTGCTTTATCAATAGTTATATTTTTACCATTATTTAAACCTAGTTTTTTAAATTTTACGTCTAATTCATCCATAACTTTAAGACGTGGCATTAATGCATTTTCTGATAATTCAAGAAAAGTTATTAAAATTTTTGGTACTGGTGTTGGATAAAATGAAGCAAGAAATGTTTGAAATTCTGTAAATTTAATTACTTTTTCTTCACTATATTTTAAATTCAGTGCTTGTGATGTTGCTTTATCGATAGTTATAATTTGTCCATCTTTTAAACCTAAATCTTTAAATTTTACATGTAATTCATGCATAACTTTAGGACGTGGTATTGCTGCATCTTCTGATAATCCAAGAAAATTTCTTAAAATTTCTGGTACTGGTTGTTCTTTATTAAATCCACCATTAATATTGCCTTTTCGTTTTCGTTTTTCTTTTCGTGCTTTTGTAACTTCATCTAAATGAGTTTTTCCAATTAGTTTTAATGTATTATTAAGTTGACGTACATAATCATTACGTTCTTTCTGTTTTAGTTTAAGAATTTTTTCAAGCTCATTAATTTCTTTATTAATTAATTTAATATTACTTCTTGAATTATCAATTCTTTTAGTTAAACTTTCAAAAGTTTCTTTATGTTTCTTGTCTTTTTTCTTATTAATTTCATGATTTTGATCTTCGTTAGATTCTTCAGATTCATTATCTGATTCTACATCTTCTACATCTTCTACATCTTCAATTTTATCAGTATTGTCATCATCTAGTACTTGATCTTCATCTGATTCATCATCAAGAATATTATTCGTATTAGTATTTAATTGTTGAATACTGTTTTTATTATCTACTACATATTCTGGTGTATCGGCAACATAATATGATGTATCTACATCTACTACATATTCTGGTGTATCGGCAACATAATATGATGTATCTACATTATTATTATTTTTATTTTTTTTGCTAGTCTTTGATACATTAGATTTAGTATTTTTTGGCATTAATATATATAAATTTCATCAATAATATATATTATTATCAATTTTTTATAAAAATATATCAATATTTTTATAGGAAATTAGAAAAAATAATAAGTTATAGTATTTACTTAAAAACTAAATGAAACAATGATTTTGTCTTTTTTTGGTTCTGTTATCATATCATAAGATTTAGACATGTTAGACATGTTATGTATTCTAGATATATAAGGTGTGTTATATATATTAGATGTATTTGTTATATTTGGTTTATAATTATTACAACATATTTTTGTTTGATTTTTATATTTTTTAGAATTTTTTATATTTACGTTTGTATTTGTATTTTTTTTTACTTTTTTTTTATCTAATTTATTTTTATTATTCATATCATTTTCAATTATATCGTGATTTATTAACATATAATTATATATTTTTTTAGAAATAAACCATCTAAAAAAATTTAGTTGACCTATTGTTGTAATTATACATGAATTATCCATAAAATATGGTATTCTATCACCTCTGCTAAAAGGATCGAAATGTCTTTTTTGATATGCTTTTAATTGTTGTTTATATGATGAATGTATATTAAATGTTTGTTCAATATCATTTTCTTTTAATTTATATGATGTTTTATTTACTTTAGAATATTTAGTAACAAAATGATCAATTAATCTAATTGAAATTATTGATTCTGAATTTACTATTGGAATAAATAATGATATATTATCAGGATTTTCATAAAATTTTTCTTGTGATTTCATTATCATATTTTCATGAGATGTTATTTTTATATTTTTAAAAACTTCTTGATTTAATTTTGTAGATTCCAAAATAGTCATCTATTTTACATATATATATTATTATTTAGTACGTCTTTAAATCATTAAAAAATTAATCATCTGATGTTTCTGCATCAATTTGACTATTATCTTCGTAATTATCATCATTATCAGAACTTGAATTACCAAAAAAATGTTTATTATCAATAATTGATAAATTTTGTAAACTATCTTGTTCTTTTGATGTTGATGATAGATTATCAGATATATTTATATCTATTTGTTTAACTAATTCTTGTAAATCTAATTGTGATGTAGAATTATACGATCTTGCACAACTATGTAATAGAGTATTATTTGTATTATTTGTATCACTAATTTTTAAAAATATATTATTATTTACTTCAGTATCAGGCATTTCAAAATCATTATCATTATCTTCATCTGATTCTTCTAAAAATTTATAATTATATACATCTTTTGGTGAAAAAGATATTAATACTGGTCTAAAAAATAAACCAAAATCATTATTTGAATTAATCCATATTGCATAACATTCTAAAATCATTTTACAATACGATTCTTGTGGTATAGAACTTATATCTATTTTTTTATTATTATTTAATTGAAGTAACGTTTTAAAATCGTTATTATTAATAATTTTAATTTTGATTGTTCCATTTGGATAATTATCAGATTCTCTAATAATTTTTTGGAAATTAATTGTTTGATTATCATTAATATTAAACCAACTTGATGCATTATCTTGAGCATCTAATTTAATTTTATCTTCTAAATCATTTAAGAATTTTATAAAATTATTAATTTTTAGTTGGTCTTTTCCTTTTCCATGTAAAGCAACTTCTAACTCTGAATAACCATTAGCAAAGTCGGATATAGAAACATTTATAAGTGTTGGTGTTTGAAAAACAAAATTTTTATAATTGTATTTCACTAAAATAATTTTTTTATTTTTATTAGATCTAAATTTAGGATAAACAATTTTTGTAAATTCAATATTACTAGTTTTCAATGGTTCCTGAGAATTCATAAGATGGTTTATATTACTAATATAAATAAATATTCCTTAAATGTTTTTAAGTTTTGAATATGTTAAATAAACTAAATTAAATTAAATTAAATTAAATTATGCACTTGCTTTTTTACTTTTTGTTCCACCTTTTGCTGTACTCTTTGTAGCTTTCTTAACAGGTTTAACTTCTTCTTCATCAGAATCATCCGAATCATCCTCAGATTCTTCAACCTGTTTTGCAACAACATGAACCTCTTCATCTGAATCATCTGAATCATCAGATTCTGAATCTACTTCAGCTACTGCTGATTGTTTAGAAACAGGTTTAATACTTGGTGTAATATTTGTAGTTGTATTAATCATTTTAATAGTTTCCGATTCATCATCAGAATCTAGAAATTCATCAGATTCTAAATATTGTTTAACATTAGAATTTGTTTTGACTGGTGGTTCAACTTCTACCTTTGACATCTTAAAAGTTAATCCATAAGTTGGATCTTTTTTATTTGCTGCTTGTGCCCATAGTTTTACTGGTCTTCCAATAGCACGAAATTTACACATGAAACAAATTTGTGCTGCAATATCGTCAATTGTAACAATATCATTTACTTTAGTACGAACTCGTTTTCCATTAGCATCAAGAACAGATTTGAATACAATTGATTTTACCTTATTATCAGGATATGTTGTATCAATTTTTAGTTTCATATATGGGTGTTTAGGACCATAATCTTTTTTAGATGGATCTTTAGGACCATCGTCTTCTTGAGGAAGTCTAAAAATTGGTTGAAGCTGGTATTTTGATGCTTTGGCACCAAACATTTTTTCTTTAAATGCATCGGAACCAGTTTTTTCATCAATTTCTTGCAACATTTCACTAAATTTCTTAACTTCAGGAATTGATTGATCAAGTGCAACCTTTACAAAACTTCGCTGAGAATCATCTGTATAATATTCACCAATACGGGGAATACCACCAGAACCCAAATATACCCAAGGAAATTGAATAAAAAGAGGAATCTCATTATTTGATTTATCAGTATACCTAATATAAGCAATCTTTTGTCCTTTTGATCGTTGATTATCTTCAAGATCAGTAAAATTCAATTGTGATACATTAACGTCGGTATAGTTAGTAGTCATGTCTTTGTTTGAATAAGTAGCCATTACTAATATATATCATTATACTTCAATATATATGTAAATCAATTTTTTTATTAAAAATACTTAGAGACTATATTTATATTATTAATAATAATAAATGGAAATAGAAACAGATAATTTTGATAGTTTAAATTTAAAGGCAGACTTACTTAAAGGTGTATATTTACACGGTTTTACACAACCATCTAAAATTCAAATAAAGGGTATTGGGTCAATAAATACCGGTAAAGATTGTATTTTACAATCACAATCAGGAACTGGAAAAACAGCAACATATTTATTAGGTGTTATGAATAGGCTAGAATCAAAAGAAAAAGGATGTCAGGGTATAATTATTACCCCTACTAGAGAACTTGCAGAACAAGTATATGCAGTTGCATGTAATTTAACAAAATATACTGAATTTAAAATTACAAAGTGTATTGGTGGGTCTGATGTTAGACAAAATCGTACAGATTTAAAAGTTTCATCACTAGTAATTGGAACCCTTGGTAGAATTTCGCATATGATTGAAGAAAAACAAATAAATATACATAAAATTAAATTTGTAGTATTAGATGAAGCAGATGATTTATTATCTGATGGAATTAGTGAAAATATACATTATATTTTCGATAAAGCACCTTGTGGTATACAAATTGTATTAATTTCAGCAACAATGTCAATAAATGTTTTTAATGCAAGTAAACAATTTCAATATGATCCAATTAAGATTTTACTTAAAAACAATGAAATAATTACTGATTTAATTAGTCAATTTTATTTAGATGTTGAAACGGAAGAATTAAAATTTGATACATTATTAGATTTATATAATTTAGTATCAACATCTCAAACAATAATTTTTTGTAATACAATCAGAAAGGTAGAATGGTTAGAAGAACAATTAAAAAAAAATAATTTTACAATTACTGTAATACATTCAAATATGACACAACCAGAACGTGATTCTGTTATTAAAGATTTTCGTGATGGAAAAACCAGATTATTATTAACTACAGATTTATTATCAAGAGGTATTGATATTCCACAAGTTAATATGGTAATTAATTATGATTTACCTATTAATAAAGAAACATATGTACATCGTATTGGTCGCTGTGGTAGATTTGATAAAAAAGGTGTTGCAATAACAATGGTTAAAATGTCAGATGCAACCGATATTAAAACTTTTAATAAAATGAAACATTATTATAAAATGGATATTATTGAGATGCCTGAATCTATTGGTGCTTATTTATAATTATTCATACTTGATATAATATTTTATATTAAATATTACATTAACTATTATAATTATATATAATGTAGAACCTTTGGATAATGATTCGTATGCCACCAATTCCAATACACAGACATCCACAAAAAATAGATATCAAAAAATTATTAATGAATTATATATGTCCATTGTTGATGCTATTAAAAATTTATATGATGTTGCAACTAAATTACAAACACCTGGTAAATTAATTTTTCCTGGAGATCTAACCGTGTAATGTAATATGGGTTTTGGACCTAATGCAACTACCATAAATGCACAAATTAATAAAGATGATGATATTAAAGGATATAATTTAAATTTATCTGGTAAAATAGTTACAAATGATTTAACATTTAATAATGGTTCTGCAAGTGGAAATATGACTTTTGGACCTAATGTAACAATTAATATTTTAATCCTTCTTTTCACTACATAAATTTTTTGGTCATTCTAATCCATTAATTGCATTTTTGCAATTCTATATATATATTTGTGACACTTTTTACATGTCTATTCCACACACTTTTACAAGTTAAAATATAAACATCTAAAATATTAATTATTTGTTATAATTTTTATTATAGGTACAACAATTGTTATATTTTCATAATAATAACCATATTTGTTAGGTGTGTAAAGCATATTTAATTAATACCCATTATTATGTAAATGTATATAAATTTTAAAGAATAGTACTTATGATAGTAAACTATTACATAACTTAATAAAAAATTTAAGATTATACAATTAAGATACAACCATTTTAGTAAAAAATTCGTTTATTAAATTTAAATTTAAATTTAATAATTTATATATATATATATATTATGGGAAATACATTTTATACGGTTAATAATATTGTTAATAATACTAGTCAAACAAAAATTGATAACAATTATTCAGGCGAACCAATGAATAATAATATTTCGGACAAAGATATTAATATTAATAAAGCTATTTATCAGGTATATCTAGCAGATGTTAGTGCTATTAACCGATTATATTTAACATTAAATTGGTTATTAACTAATACTAATAACAAAAGTCTTCCAGGACAACTAAATGTAGGTGGTAATATAAAATTTACTAATTGTATTGCTAATGGAAATATAATTATTGGTCCTACTGGTTCTAATGGTTCTACCGGTCCTACCGGTTCTACTGATGCTATTGCACAAATTAAACAAAATGGTGATATTGATGGAAATAATTTAAAATTAAAAGGTAGTATAATGAATACAGGTAATATAACTGTAACAAATGGATGTATAAGTGTATCAACTGATACTACTACTTGGAAAAATAATCAACTTCAACTTATAAATAAACTTGTAACAGAAGATAATAAATTTGCAAGCCAATGGGCTATTACTAATAGTGAACTAACAGGTTCAACAGGTTCAACAGGTTCAACAGGTTCAACAGGTTCAACAGGTAATAAATTATCATTTAGAAAAATAAATAATTATCTTGATGGAGCAAATGTATTAGAATTATATGATAATGGAGATGTTAAAATGCCTGACATTATACATCCTGATTTTACTTCTACTGGTTATTCTCCTAGTGATCCTAATATTTCTAAATTAAAAGTTAATACATTAGAATTTAATGGTAATTTTCAAAAAAGAAATAAAGCACAATTTATCAGAGTCGGTAATATAAGAGCCTTTGGAACTGATAATATTAAACAAGAATTTGCACTTCCTAATTATTGGCATTTAATTGAAATAAGAGTATTTAATCAAAAAGGCGAAAACGTATCTGAAAATAAGACTGGTGCTACTGGTCCTAATTCTAGTTCTGTTGACATAGTAAAAGGTGTAACAGGTATAGACAATATACCACATAATAATAGTAATAAAAATAATATTATAAATGGTACAATTTTTTCAGATCCAGCAAAACTAATTGATAATTCCGCAAATGGATATATTGGCGATAAAGGTTATCATTTACTTGAAATTAAATTAAAAGATAATATTGAACATGATATATCTCATATTGAATTATATAATCGGTACCTTCCAGGACTTAAAGATACAAAAGGTACACCTGATTATGAATCAGCTTTTACAAGTCGGATGAATGGTACTATTATTGAACTATGGAGTGCTATACCACCTGGTAAAACAAAAAATGATATAACACTAAATCGTGTAATACAAACTGGAATATGGGAAAATATATATTCTAAAGAATTTTTGTTATAACATCATTTAAAATAAAATTATTGTTCCATTCATTAAAAATACATTTATAAATCATAATACATAAATAAAATAATAAAAATATAAATAAATTATGGCTATATTTTTATAGGGAAAAGAAAATAAGTTTTTACCAAACACACATATTATAAAAAATACATAATTTTGATAGATATGGTTATATTTTAATTATAAACTTAATTGATATTTATATCCAAGTATTTTTTATTACAATTGATATAGCTGATATAATTATATAACTTATAAATTTATTTTTAACACATCCTCGTTTCTTTAATAACATCTTATTGTATTTATTTAATTTTAGATTATATAATTTAGATATATCTTTTAAATTTCTTATATTTTTATTTGTAATAATTCTTTTATTAAAATATGTAATGGTTTGCTATCATAAGCACATTTCTCTAAAAAATTACAGAATTTTGAGAATGTATTAGATTGATTATATAATAATGGATGATTTTTATGAAAATCTAATAACTGTTCTTTTAAAATAGTTACATTATGTGTTGTACCAGTATCAAATTTTATAGATATATTAAAATCATCACTAATAATTGATATTTAAGATGTTTTTAAGTTGGACAAAATAAAAACAAAGTTTTTTATTTTTTTAACTTATATATAAATCCTTAGGATTTATTTTAACTTGTGTATTATATGAAGCTAAAACTGTGTATTATATGAAGCTAAAACAACACCTAATTTATTACAAATAAATGTTGTATCTGTATAGCCAAAAGGGTGTATAATAAGAACAAAGTTTTTATTTTGTCCAAGTTCTTATGTATATGTTTCTGAAAAGAAACTATATCTTTATAAGATATTCCTATTTTAAGAATAATTATAATATTATCTATTAGTTTACCAATTGAATATTTTATATTATGATTTACTTTTAAGAAAAGATATGCTAAGTATATACTCTTCTATCATAGTAGCTAATTTTTACATTAATATTTTAAATGAGGTTATAATAAACACTAATTAAAAGAGTTTATTATAAACATGTCTATAATATATCAACTATATTTGCTATCGTTATTATTGATAGTATAAATTATACAAATGATTTTATATCC